GAAAATGTCCCTTATATGCCAATACTTTACTGGAAAAGTGCCGTCTGTACCTAGACCCGATTGCATGGTACGAGCTAGTGTCCCCAAAGCCCACTGGGCCGTGACCTCAGATGCAGATATGCCTGAAATAAGTGCTAGAGCATATTCTGCACCCATAACTACCGATGAAAATAAGATGCCTATGATCAAAAGATGGGAGTCCATGTCACTTTCAATTGATAGAAGGGTAACTTTTTACGCGAATAAGAAGATACCTAACGACCAATATAGAATGTTTGCCATGGAATTTGTCAAGCTTATTATACCAATACCACACAAAGGTATTCCCTACTCCTATTATAAAGTGGCCGAAGAGTTAGATAAACCTTCGCAAATCATCGCGTTGAAACAAATATGGGAAACCGTCGATCAGAAACCCCGCAAGATCATTGAATCCTTCTGTAAGAATGAACCTACAAACAAACCACCAAGAATAATATCTGCCTATCCTGATATAAGATTCTTATTGAAGTTCTCACGTTTCACCTTGAAATATCGCAATGACGTTCTGCATTCAGAACATAATGAACATTGGTTCTGCCCTGGTAAAACTCCGGAGCAGATTGCTGAACTGATTTGCCTTCAAGCCTCACAAGCTAGTAATTTGGCTGAAACAGACTTCGAAAATCTTGATGGTTCTACTTCCTCTTGGATTCAAAAGGAAATATACATGGCTGCCATGTTGAGGTATTATGATTTACAATTCCACGAGGAAATTAAAGAATATGGAAGTTTCCTTCTTTCTATACCAGCTTATGCGAAACGCTTTAATTTCAAATATGAACCTGGATATGGAGTTAAGAGTGGATCACCACCAACCTGTGACCAAAACACACATACTAGTGCCTTCGTTGAATATGCTGTACTCCGGAAAAAGTTTCCATTTATGAGCGTTGATGAATGTTTCCGTAACATGTTAGCTAAATTTGGAGATGACGGCATCACCTACGCTGGTACTGGTAATGAATACAACAAGGTGTGTAACAACTTAGGTTTGAAAATAAAATATGAAACTTGCAAACCAGAAACAGGAGTAACATTCTTAGCTCGAGTTTTTGTAGATCCTACCACAACAAACACCTCAATACAAGATCCCTTACGTACTTGGAGAAAATTGCACCTTACAGTTCGAGATCCAAATATACCAATAACAACTGCCGCTATGGATAGGTTGGATGGTTATTTGGTGACGGATGCACTAACACCTGTCACATCGCACTACTGTAAGATGATCAAGCGCAATTACCAAACGACCGTGGATGAAGATACCAATCGCTTCACCAGGATATCCAAGGATAAGGAGAAATCGTACTGGTTAACAAATGGAGGTGCATGGCCACAAGCAGTAGCTGACATTCCCTTGATGCTAAATTGCATCGCTGCAAGAACTGGATTTGAAGCAGAAACCTTGTTACAATTCTGCGCTCAAATGGAAAAGTGTCACAACCCTTGGGAGTTCCAACCCCTCAACCGAGATGA